AACCATCTGAACATTAGTATAGAATTTGTAAGAAAAACTCATAAATAAAATAAAAGAATTTAAGACTTATATGGGATCAATTTATTCGATTTACAATAATATTTCAAATAAAAGATATATTGGTCAAACTATTCAACCTTTAAATAAAAGAATATCACAACATTTTAATCAGTCAAAGAAAGGAATTGATACTCCTCTCTATAGATCCATGAGAATATATGAAAAAGGTTCTTTTATAGTAACTCTTTTGGAAGAATGTGACATCAGTTTGTTAGATTCTAGAGAGCAATATTGGATCAACCATTTCAATACTTTTAAAGAAGGTTATAATTGCGACAAAGGAGGAGGCGGAATCAGAGGACACAAAATGTCTGAAGAAACTAGGAAAAAAATGTCAGAATCTAAGAAAGGAAAACCATCAAACAGAAAAGGTAAAACCAATTCTCCAGAGAGCAATTTAAAAAGAAGTCAAAGTCTCAAAGAAAGTTATAAAAATGGCACTAGAAAACCTAGAGATTATTCTGATGTAAGAGGAAAAAATAGTTCAACATATAAACATGGAAAATATTTAGGACAATATCAAAAATACAGAAAAAATAAAAAGTAAACTTTTATTTTATTCCTTCAAAAGATTCTCATACTTTTCAATAAACTTACCATTAGGAGTCATGATTGTCAAAATTTTATCAGAGTGAATCATGAATTCATTTTGATTTGTACAATCAACAAACCAAGGAATCAATTCACCTGTTTCCTGATTGATAACAAAAGGTTCAATCAACTTACAATCAGGTTCTCCAAGTTCTGATGTAACCTCTTCAATCTGACTCAGAATCAGTGAGTTGTTCATCAGACACATCAGTTTGAGATTTTCGATTTTCATAATTTTCAATTCCTTTTTCGTACATTTCTTTAAGTTGGTCAATGGGTTCAGTAATGGTAACTACCCAATCAGCTACCATTGGAATCATCTCATCTTTACTCAGAGGTGCCCACGGAGTCAGTTGCATTTTGAATGGGGAACGAGTATTACCATCTTCCTCTACTTTATCTCCATAAAGCCTAACTCTACATGGATACCTAAGATAGTAACCAACTACTACTTTATCATCATCTTCCTTTCCAGGAACTACCATTTCTTGAACATCTGCTACGATATCTTCGCCAGATTTCAAAACCAAAAGTTTTACAGCCATCTTTACACAATACCTCCTCAGTATTCTAGCATGAAAAAAGAGAGGTATCAACTGGATTGTGCCAGTTACCTCTCTGCCGACGATATTTGGGGTTATTAATATTTATATATCACCATACCAGAACTTCTTCTGATATTTTTCAGGAATAATGCGACTCAAATGAACACTGAGGATTCCATCCTCAAACTTTACTTCTCTCACTTCAACATCATCTGCCAAAGTCCATGCTCTCTTGAATGCACGGGAAGCAAGTCCACGATGCACATACTCTACATCATTATCTGCATTCTTGCTTGCCTCAACTACAAGTTGATTATGCTCTGTGTAAACCTTTACTTCGTCTCTCTTGAATCCAGCAAGAGCCAACTCAAGGCGATATGCAGAATCAGATTCTTTTACAAGGTTGTATGGTGGATAGTTCACGTCCTGTGCATGTTCAAATCTATCAAACCACCCATCAAGTCCAATGGAATGCTTCTCAATATCACGAAGTAGTTTGTCAAAATTAGACGTAATATAACGTGGTGAAAGTGCGCCAGTCATTTGTTTTCTCCTTTTAAAGCAAGTGAAATGCCAGACCCATAAGGCATCTGACATTACTAATTATACAAGAAAGCGTGAAAAAAGAGAGTGTAGAAAACCACACTCTCTTTTGGGTGTTCCGACTTTTGTAGAGACCGCACGAAAGGTCTCAGTTATATTTATGCCTCTTCTTGCTGCTTACCCTTCTTACCAATATTATACTTCTGCTCAAGAGTCCACTCATTCTTATCCTTGTAAGGAAGAACCTTGATTTGATTGAGAGGAGCAATATCTTGAATTGATTCCTCATTTACAACATCAATCAGTCCCCAGTCAACAAGAAGACGAGTGATTCTATTTCTACGTTGTACATCATTTACTGTAAGGTTTGCATATTTGCCATCAAGGGCAAACAGTTCTTTAAAGTGAACAATGTAATACTTTCCTTGCTTATGCAGGATATGGCAGGATTGATAGAGTTTCTTTTCCTTTCTGGATGCAACTCCAATACGAGTTAAAGTTTCACGAACTTTCAAGAAATCATCAGGTTCATTCAACTTCACCTCTACCATCTGGTCCTGAGACCAATTAACCTGAGGTTCAACAGTTTGTGTCATTTCTTTCCACCAGTGTCAAGTCGTTGTTTGATAAAGTTTAGTTGTTCATTAGATAAAATTTTCAGTGCCTGAGAAGCTTTCTCATTACTATAACCATAGTAACGCTTTACAATCTCTAAATCTGAGACCTTATCCTTTCGAATCCAGGGAGAGAATCTCTTCCTTTTTCTCAAAATATTTATATAAAACTCATATTGCATATCTTTATCTAGGAAATGATACTTATTCATTTCATTGACAAACATGATGCAATCAATGTGACCAGACAAACAACGATTGATGATGTAAGGTGCATATTCTTTCTTCAAAGAAGGATCCTCTTGGAGGAGATTCTCCTTTGTAAAATTAATTGAGTTCAACCAATCCTTCAGTTCCATAATTAAATAGCAACAGTTCTTTTCTTTGCTTCTGATTTCTCATATATTCACCAACTGAACGCATGGTGTAAGTAAGGTCAAACTCAGCAGCTTTCCAGGTTTTAAACCTATCCTTCACAAGTTGATCAGAATTATAACTTACCAATTGATCCATATTATTAGCATCACAATCGGCAGCAAACTTATCGTGATCAAATCCTTTGTGCATTGATCCCTTGTTCCCATAGAGATTATCCTTAATATCATAAGGAGGATCGAGATACATAAAAGCACCCTTGTTTCCATCCATCAGATAGTCATAGGAGTAATTAGTTATACGCCAATTGGAGATTAGTTTTGAGTATCCTGGTAACTTTTCAATTCCTCTGACTGAAAAGTTACCGATTGATGCCTGTTTTGAAAAGGATGAGGATTCTGTGAGACCAGAGAAAGAGCACTTATTAACAATGTAAAAGCAAATGGCACGACGAAGGGATTCAACTTTTTCATCTTTCAATTCCTCTTTTGCTTGCAAAAATAATTTCTTTGCATCCTCAGGATTGTTATGAGAAAGTTTCTCCTCCATCAGATTCTCTTTCATCTCTGTTCCAAACATCTGAAGTTGCTGCCAGAAGTTTACAAGAGGTTCATAGAGATCATTTACCCAAATATCCAAACTAGGATACTTCTTAGTGATGTAAATTGCAACACTTCCTCCACCAAGAAATGGTTCACGAAACTCATCATAGTTTCTTAGATCAGGAAAGAAAGGATCCATCTTAGTGCAAGCACGTGACTTTCCTCCAGGATATCTCAAGGGTGTTTTATAGGATTTCAAGTTACTCATAATATAAAGACATAATCAGAGAATCAGTTTTTTCTTAGGAGGCGTCTTTACTGTAGCAAACATTTTCTCATACTGCTCAACTACATCCTCCTGAACCTCTGCAATATACACAACAAACTGGCGAGATACTTCCAGTTCTTTTTGAGATGCACTCAGAAGAGGGGACCAAGGAGCAAATCCAAGTTGCCCATTACCAGCAGGAACTGCAACAATGGGTTCCTCCAGAACTAAAGAACCTTCCTTCTCTTCAATGAGATTAGCAACAACATCCTCACCAGAGGACATACGAATCAGTTTAACATTCATTTGAACTCACATTCAACCATGATTTCAGTAAGTGCTGCCAGAAGATTAATTTCCTGATCAGCAACAAAAGCAATCTGATACTGATACTTGGCAATCACAAGGACTGCAGCAGGAATACTTCCAGGCACAAGAGCATCATAGAGAGTATCATAAACTCTACGAAGGACAACACCAGGATCATTATCCAGATTATCCACAACCCATTTACGAACTTCAGTGAAGTTCTTCTCCTTCAGATATCCAATTAGATTCTTAACTGAGACATCTGAGAATGATGCAAGAATTCCTGCATCAATTTTTCCTCCAGTAGAATATCGTTGACATTCATTAAGAACCCTACGAAAATCTGGAAAATGCTTATTGATTAGTTCTGCAAGAACTTTTTGATCATATTCAATTTTTTCAAGATCCAGGATCGTTTTAACCCTCTGGAAGAAACTCCCTGCAAGTTGAACCTTCTGCTTTCCTTTGATTGAAAAGTCAATGACTGCACATCTGGAGTGAAGAGGTTCAATAATTTTGTTCTTGTAGTTGCAGGTGAAGATGAATCGGCAGTTGTTATAAAATGCCTCAATATTCGCCCGTAGAAGGAGTTGTACGTCGTTCCCTGTGTTATCAGCCTCATCGATGATGATGACTTTGTGTTTAGAAGACCCTGTAAGTGAGACGGTCGAAGCAAAGTTCTTCGCTTGGTTTCGTACAGTATCCAGGAAACGTCCTTCATCGGATCCATTGATGACATAGTAATCTGCTCCTAACTCATTACACAATGCCTTAGCAATGGTAGTTTTGCCAATACCAGGAGGACCTGAAAGAAGGAGATTAGGAATCTCACCCTTCTCTACAAACTCCTTAAATGTTTTTTTAGTATCATCAGGGAGAATACAATCATCAATTACTTGAGGACGGTATTTCTCCACAAAAAGAAATTCACTTGCCATAATTACTCCAGAGGTCTCACAAATTCATTACTAACGATGTCCTGGGCTTCCAGTTCCATCTTCATCCATTCTACACCCTTTTGAGGATTTGTATGATCCCCACAAGTGAAAACATCACACACTGCCATACCCTTCTCTGGCCAAGTATGAATGCTGATATGGGACTCAGCAAGCATAGCAACGGCTGTCACACCCTGAGGTTCAAACTTATGGGAATTCAATGCCAACAAAGTTGAATTACACTCTTTAGATGCTTGATATAAGGTGTCTCTAATCCATCCCTCATCATCAAGTAGATCTGGTGGACATCCTTTAAGGGTAAACAGAATATGCTTCATTTTCACAACCAATCAGGTTTACGTTCAGGTATTTTAAGATAGTTATCTTTAACCCACGGCTTGGATGCAATATACATCTTGTATGCATCAAAAGTCGTAATAGATTCATCATATTTATATTCATCAGGCATAGCCCTAACAAAGGATGTCACCTCTGTAATTTTTCCTTTGGGAAACAGGTAGAAAGCATCTACAAGTGTCTTATAGCAAGAATGTGTCTTGTTATATCGCAAAGTGTATTCATCACACAAGTTCAATCCATGCTTGATTAACCAATAAGCATTATGGATAGTTTCCATTGCCCATTTGGTGCATGGATGATTGCGAAATGCCCCCTTCTCAGTCCTATAGGGAGTGTTATCAGTTTTATACAGAGGTCCATAACCATGTCCCCACTTCTCAGAGGCAACAATAGAGAGCATCTGACAGCACTCTAAGGGCATCTTAACAACGTGTTTGTCTGGGAGGCAGATGGCACTCTCAGCAGGCCAGGGAGAAGTAACAAAAATGTTCATTC